CTACGCGCAGATAGGCAGCTCAGGCAACTCCGCGAAGATAGGCAGCTCAGGCGACTCCGCGCAGATAGGCAGCTCAGGCGGCTTCGCGCAGATAGGCAGCTCAGGCGGCTTCGCGCAGATAGGCAGCTCAGGCGACTCCGCGCAGATAGGCAGCTCAGGCAACTTCGCGAAGATCGATATTTCGGGCAACACCAGCGTAGGCGCTGCTATAGGCCTCAACAGCATTATAAAAGGAGCAGTCGGCAACTGGATAACACTTGCGGAGTGGGCATATGACAGCGATAAACAGCGCTGTGCCCCTGTTTGCGTTAAATCAGCACAGATCGACGGCGAAATAATAAAGGCTGATACATGGTATAAGCTTGCGGACGGCGAATTTGTCGAGGTAGCCGATGAATAAATACACGATCATCATAGCCCAGGTGTGCGCGGCGCTGCTGGCGCTGATAGTCATGGTACTGCTTGCCCTTGACAAAGGGGGCAACAAGGCCGATGCGGACGGTGTGCCGCCCGAGGTTGATACGCACGGCCTGTGCGTAGTGGAAGTGGCAGAGCCTGAGTACGAGATGTACTTTACCGAGGCCGACGTGATAGCCCTTGCGCAGATGCTATACGGCGAGGCTCGTGGCTGCACCCTATTAAATCAGCAACAGTGCGTATGGTGTGTCTTGAACCGCGTTGACGATGCGCGGTTCCCTGACAGCATAATCGGCGTTGTGTCGCAACCGGGGCAGTTTTACGGCTATTCGGCTGATTTCCCGGTGTGGGATAGCCTCTATGCCGTTGCAGAAGATGTACTCGCGCGATGGAGCATGGAAAAGCAGGGCGCGGCGGTGGCAAGGGAGCTTGATAAGAACGCTGTCTTTTTCACCGGCGACGGTATTCAGAATTGGTTTAGGAGTGTGTACTAAATGAAAGTTCTTATAGCCTGTGAAGAAAGCCAGACGGTGTGCAAGGCGTTCCGCGCAAAGGGGCACGAGGCTTACAGTTGCGACATAATTGAGCCGTCGGGCGGGCATCCTGAGTGGCACATACTCGGCGACGCGCTCGAAGCCCTCAAAGGTGGGCAGATTACCACAATGGACGGCGTGACACATGATGTGGGCAAATGGGACTTGCTGATAGCACATCCTCCTTGTACATATCTCTCTGCTGCCGGAAACAGGTGGTTTAATGTCGAGCGATATGGTGAGAAAGCCGTTGAGCGAGGGCATAATAGAGACAAGGCGGCATGGTTTTTTATGCAGTTTATAAACGCCGATGTAGACCGCATAGCCGTTGAAAACCCGATAGGGGCTATGAGTACGCGCTATAAAAAGCCGACGCAGATTATACAACCGTACTGGTTTGGAGAACACGCTCGAAAAAGCACCTGCCTATGGCTTAAAAACCTACCCCCTCTTATCCCGACGAGAATTGTTGACCCTGGCAAAATCTTACCGGGCGGGTTTAGCGTTGGTGCATCCGCATATTATGCGGTGGACGAAAACGGGAAAATTCTCGCGTGGAATGACCCTCAAACAGCCAAAATCCGGAGCAAGACCTTCCTCGGCATAGCAAAGGCTATGGCCGAACAATGGGGAGGAATATGCGCCGGCCAACAGTAAACAAGCCCTGCCCGTATTCCCCAAGCTGCTTTAGTTGCCCTTGCAGCGATTGCAGAATATCCGGGATGGATGCGGTGCAGATTAACCAGATCGATTTAGGATTTTTGGAAGAAAGGACGAATGATGACAGAAAAAGATTTAACAATCCAAAACCTAAGGCGCGAAAACGAAGCGCTGAGAGCTGCTTATCATGAAATAGCAGAAGACCTTGTAGCGTTCGGGAGAGTTGATTATTGGCTCTGCGATGAAATACCGACAAAATTGCACTTGAAATACCAACCGCAAAATGACGGCAATTATGAAAACAAACCATGCGTTGAATGCGTGAAGGAATATTATTTTTCAAAAAATCAGCCGAAGGAGGTAAACGATGGCAACTAAAACCTTGCGAAAGCCGAAATACTTGCACCGTCCGTGCAAATAGAAATGGATAGAAATGGAGGGAAATGTGATGGACGCTATTGAATTTATCAGAGAGCGGCAGAGCGTGTTCCTGGAGCAGTACCCGGAGGCATATGTTCACGAAGATGGATATTTGGAAATGCGCCCGCTTGAGGTTTCCGCGGCTCATAGAGATGCTGACGGCTGTTGCTCGACTTTTGGCCGTCTCTGCTCCGACTGTCGCCGAGAGTTCTGGATGCAGGAGGTGGAGTGATGGCAAGATGTGCTGGTTTTTGCGCCAATGAATGTATAAATGGCCATTGTCCTAAAGCCCTATCTAAAGCAATTGATTGGTATGAGGATGCTGGATATGACGTTCCTAAATCCTGTAAAAGTTGCTGGAATTGGACAGGCAGATGTGAAGATTGCATATTTGAAGGTTCTAATGAATGCATACAATATGAGGATAAAAAATGAGCAATTTTACTTTAATGCCGTGTAAAAAATGCGACTATAATCATGGCAGAATAATACCATACGGCCATTTTCGGAGCAATCAAATTACATATCGTATTTCTTGTCCAAGATGCAGTTATTGTACCAAAGAAAAAGAAACATTGGGAGAAGCAATCAAAGCATGGAATAGGAGGGCTGACAGTGGCGACAAAACTGATCTGTGACCGCTGCGGCGCGGAGATAAACCCAAAGAGCTCCGTGACCTACGCAGGAACGCGGCGGTTTAAAATGGAAATAAACGACGACGACTACGAGCTGTGCATTTCGTGCGCACACAAGCTGCGTGCGTGGCTTAGCGGAAAGGAGAATGACGATGACTAAACCATGCTATGGAAAATGTGACCGCTGTGTGTGGAAATACAACGGCGGCTGTTCGGAATGGAGGATTAGCAATGTCATTAGTTAAGAGAAAAATTTTCATCTGCGATCACTGCGGAGCAATCAAACTGGCTGAACGATATGATTGCAGCTTTAGCTATAGGCTACCGTATGGATGGGGTGAATTTGGTCGAAACCATCTGTGCCCGAGTTGCTACACAGCGTGGGGAAACCTGAAAAATCAGGCAGAAAGCGAGGGCGACAATGGCTGAATACATAGAGCGTGAAGCGCTGTTACATGACATCGAACAATCAGTGGTATACACGGCAAGAGAAAAAATAACGAGCGCAGAAATGCGAGGCGCTCGCAAAGTTATTGAGCGCATTAAGTGTGCGCCTGCTGTCCACGAACCGACAAAAAGCGAGTTTAAGCGCATGGCGGTGCAGATGGGCTATGTGCCGGTGGTGCATGGGCAGTGGATTCTAAGGCACATCGGGGCGGGGCATTACTGGGAGTGTTCAGTCTGTCACACAAACCCGTGCATTTATGTGACAGAACACACAAAATTCTGCCCCAACTGCGGGGCGAGGATGGACGAAGGCGAGGACTAATGACAGCAGAGGTGGCAACAATGCATAAGCCCGAAAAGAGCATTTCGCTTGAAATCTTAGATTTTCTCGATTGGTTTTCATCGGGCGAGCCTAACGAATACGAAAAAGGCATCATAACAGGTTTACGCATAGCACAGACGATTGCCGAAATCGTAGAGCGAAACAGCGAGGTGAGCGAATGACAGTAGCAGAAGCGAAAAGGATTATACACCCCGACACTACGGCAGAAGCGCTTGCAGAAATCGAATATTACAGCGGGTTCAGCGGCAAGAACGCAGAAATCGCCGCAGTTGATGAGGCTTGCTTGGTGGCTTGCGCTGCGCTTGATAAGCAGATACCGAAAAATCCGACGAACTTTGCAATAGACAATAACGATGGTTACACAATCTATGATTGCGAGTGCCCAAGCTGCGAACAATCGCATCGAGAGCTTTTTCCGTTTGCTTTTTGCATTCACTGTGGGCAAGCGCTTGAATGGGAAGAATAAAAAGGAGGACTGACAATGCGCACACGTGAAAAAACCAAGCGCTGCATTTATAGCGATAGCTGCTTTAAATGTCCGCTAAGCGATTGCAGAATGAACACACCGGCGCAGTTGAATTGCCTGCCGCTGGACTTTGAACCGTATACAAAGCGATTTAAGGTGGTGACTAAGCATGGGTAAGCAATCAGCATTTGCAAAAGCCGTGCAGCGTGAAGTGAACATTCAGTTACAGCTTTACGGGCGCAACCGCATGCAGCTTGCGGAGGACGCGGCGTTTATGGCCGCTAATGAAGTGCTGGGCTTGGGCGCAGGGCGCGCCCGGGCGTTTGGCGAGGCGTTTGTTAAATACGCAAACGAAATCGCTGAATTGGTGGTGGAAGACAGCAAGGCCGACGACGAGATCGTATATGCAAAAAGCGTCCTTGATCGTCGTATCCGTGAAATAGTGGGCGAGGATAACTTCTCGCCATTCGATGAAAGGTATGGTAGGCGATAATGGCTAAAAACGTAGGCTGGGAAGCCAAAAGCAACCACGACGGCAGCTACACGGTTACCGTTAACGGCAAACAATATTATTGCGCAGATACGCATGAATTTCTGCACTTTTTAGAAGATATCGGCGAAAGGTGGGAGGATAGTGAAATTCGAAAAAGATGAACGCCGCGAGTTTTCTACCGGCGCAGTGAGAGATAAGGCCGACGGGAAAGGCCGCTATGATTTGCTGCCGTGGGGCGCGATACACGCCCTTGCTCAGCACTGCGAGCGCGGCGCTGAGCACTATGGCGAGAGAAACGTTGACAAGGGTATACCGCAGCACAGCTTGATAGACAGTGCTATCCGGCATTTAAGCCTATATATTCAGGGCGATGCGGAAGATCATCACCTGATAGCGGCCATGTGGAATATCGCATGGGGAGTTGAACAGGAAATCAAGCGCCCGGAACTGGTTGACTTGCCGGAACGCAACGAAAAATCGGGAAAGGCGTGGTGAAGACATGAAAAAACTACTGCATAAACTGGGAATGTGGGTGATGAGGCTGCTTAATGGTTGCCCCGATGAAATGCTTAATGATGCGATATCCATAGCGGAACGCGACATAAAAAAGCGGGAACGGGCAATCGCATACTATCAAGATGTGATACGCGACTATAAAACCGTTGTGCGCGAGATATGCCGCAGGAGTGAGCACAGCTATTACGACTGGTGCTGCGAATACTGTTGTGTGCCGCGTTGCGATAAGCGTAACGGCTGGTGCGCTGCTTTTGCACCCAAAGAATTTACAAAAAGATGACTAACGACTGTAAAGGCTGCACAGTGCGCCGCATAGGCTGCCACGCCAATTGCAGCAGCTATCAGGCGTTTTGCGCGGAGAATGATAAACGCAAGGCGGCGGCGCGGAATGAATACCCGGCAAGGGAGCTGCTGGTGACTGGTTACATAAAACGCGCAAGGGCGGTAAAGACATTTACGACTAAAAAAAGTTGGAGGTATCGCGGGACATGATAATTCAAAGCCAGTGCGAAATGATGTTAAATCACATGCGCGAACACGGCAGCATAACAAGCCGCGAGGCCATGTATGACTACGGCATAGGCAGGGCATCCGGGCGCGTGTTTGATCTTCGCAAGCGCGGCTATGACGTTGAAACAACGATGGAGACCGGACTTAACCGTTACGGCATCCCGACACGGTACGCGAGGTACACGCTGCATGAGGGGCGCTGACGGATATTATGACAGCCGGGCAAAATGCCCGTTTTGGTCAAAAGGCTCGGCGCGTGAGAACAAGATTTTTTGCGAAGGCCCATGCGGTGACGCAAGATTGCAGCTGTGGTTTAAAGGCGACGAGCAGAAACGCCGGGTGTATGTGTCCAAATACTGCTGCACACAGTACGCACAATGCCCGGTCTACAAGATCACATTAGCGGAAAAATACTAAAGGGTAGCGCATTAAGCGTTACCCTTGTTTTTTTATGTGCAGCAAAAAAGTGGGCAAGGTGGGGCTGATTAATGCAGCGCCACCTACATTATTATAAAGGCATGAGCAAATGGGATGATATCAAAACTGAATATATTACTACCGACATAGGCACAAGGCCGCTTGCCGAGAAACACAACGTTTCTTACAGCACATTGCGAAAACGTGCTGAGCGTGAAAAATGGGCGCAGAAGCGGACGCAGTATAGCGCGGCCAAGGGCGCAAACCGTATCAAAGCACAGCTGGAAATTGACTATCAGGAATATAAAAGCCTGTTAGAAGCTGCTGGGCTGCTGTCAAGCAAGCTATGCAGCGCTGTAGCACAGTTAACGGATGCGGATATTATCAAGGATAAACGCGGCCTGAAAAGCCTTACAGGCGCAATGAAAGACCTTGCGGAAATCCAGGGTGTTAAATCCGATGCTGATAAACGCGAACAGGAAGCGCGTATCAAAAACCTTGAACGCCAGGCAGCAGGAGAAGCACAGCCTGAGCCGGTGCGCGTTATCATTGCCGGTGCCGATGATTTCTGCGGTAAATAACCATGCCTGAATACAAAATCGACTACCTAAGCCCTACACAACAGGAATTTTTAAAGGATAGGACGCATGTTGTGTTTTTCGGCGGCGCACGCGGCGGCGGCAAAAGCTTCGTCGTGCGCGTCTCGGCGGTGCTGTACTGCTTCAAGTTTCCGGGGATAACAGCAATGATCGTGCGTAAAACATACCCGGAATTGCAGGAAAACCACATAGTACCTCTGACACGCGATCTGCATTGCTATGATGCTGATAAATCACAGCGCATGGCAAGCTATAACGATCAGAAGAAGGCCATTACATTCCCGAACGGCAGTAGAATATTGTTTAGGTACTGCGATACCGACAAGGATGCAGAACGCTTTCAGGGCACAGAAACGGATATTCTGTTTTTGGACGAAGGTACCCACCAAACCGAAGAACGGTTTAGGAAGCTCTCGGCCTGCGTGCGTGGCGCGAATGATTTCCCACGGCGGATATATGTTACATGTAACCCCGGCGGTGTGGGTCACAGTTGGGTGAAACGGCTGGCGATAGACCGCGCCTATACCGATGGGGAGAACCCGGAGGACTATTCATTCATTCAAAGCAAGGTCACGGATAACAAGCCGCTGATGGATGCAGACCCCGACTATATAAAAAAGCTTGAAGCCCTGCCGCCTAAGCTGCGTAAGGCGTGGTTGGAGGGCGAATGGGATATATTCGACGGCGCATTCTTTGAAGATTTCAGAACGCGCCCGGATGCGCAACTGTGCGCAAAGGCAGGGATAACGCAGGAAGAAGCTATTGCACAGCGCAGATTTACGCATGTTATACCGGCGTTTGACCTGAACGAAGGCGCGGCGCGTGGCTGGACGATATACAGGTCATACGACTTCGGCTATAACAAGCCGTTTAGTTGCGCATGGTGGGCTATCGACTATGACGGCGTGCTGTATCGTGTTTTGGAACTGTACGGCTGCACAGATACGCCGAATGAAGGTGTCAAGTGGACACCCGACGAACAGTTTAAGCGCATCCGCGAGACGGAGCAGACGCACCCATGGCTTAAAGGGCGCAAGATACTTGGTGTTGCTGACCCGTCAATATGGGATGTGTCGCGCGGCGTGTCGGTCGCGGAGACCGCCGAGAAATACGGTGTGTACTTCGACCCCGGCGACAACAAGCGGCTTGCAGGCTGGATGCAATGCCATTACCGACTGCAATTTGACGATAACGGTTATCCGCGCATGTATGTGTTTGACAACTGCAAGGCGTTTATCCGTACTATACCGCTGCTGATGTACGATGAACACAAGCCCGAAGATTTGGACACGTCGATGGAAGACCACGTAGGCGATGAATGGCGTTATATGTGTATGGCAAGACCGATAAGCCCGATAATACCTCAAAAACCGAAAGTTATATTGTCAGACCCACTGAACCAATACAAAAAGGATGGATACAAAGCAAATGGATATCACTAAGGACACTATACGCGCAGACGGCAGCAAAGCGCCCGAGCTTGGCAGCGTTGAAACTGCGGCGCAGATGCTTGGCATAAAACCCATTGGGGAACAGCAGATACAGGATTTGATGCAGATACTAAACAAATATCGCGCCGGGAAGAAGTCGGTCGATAGCCGTATCATCGCATCGGAAAACTGGTGGAAGCTGCGAAACGATGTTGAAGAAGACAAGGACGGCCACGCAAAGCCGGGCTTTCGTAGCAAAAGCGGCTGGCTGCATAACGTAATCACCAACAAACACGCCGACGCAATGGACGCCTACCCTGAGCCTAACATACTGCCGAGGGAGCAGGGAGATAAGGTGGAGGCGGCTATGCTGTCTAAAATAATCCCTGTTGTGCTGGAAAAGAACCAGTTTGAGACTACCTATAGCAAAGTCATGTGGTCAAAGCTAAAGACCGGCACAGGCGTGTACAAGGTCATATGGGATAAGAACAAAATGAACGGCTTGGGCGATATCGATGTGCGCAAGTGCAACATCCTTAATCTATTCTGGGAGCCGGGAGTCGAGGATATACAGCAGTCAAAGTATTTCTTTGAGGTCGATTTTCAGGACGAAACCGAAGTCCGAGCCATGTTCCCGGCTGAGCTGCCGGAGGGCAAGAATATACCGCATGATTTTATAACCAGCAAATACAGATACGATGACCATGTAGACACTACGGACAAAGTGCCTGTTATCAGTGCGTACTATCACAAAAACGGTGTGCTGCACTACATACTGTTTGTTCCGGGCACGGTGCTTTATGCGACGGAAAATGACCCTGACCGTGCAATGACCGGCTGGTATGACCACAGCAAATACCCGTATGTGTTTGACACGCTGTTTCCCATTGAAGGCAGCCCGTGCGGATACGGCTATGTAGACCTGTGCAAAGCGCCGCAGACTGAAATTGACCTGATGAAAACGGCGTATGTGGAAAATGCAATGGTCGGCGCAAAACCCAGGTACTTTAAGAAAGCCAACTGCGGCGTTAACGTTGAACAGTTTACGAACCTGAATGAAACCATCATAAACGTCGAAGGCAGCTTAAACGACGATAACCTAAAGCCTGTTACGCACGATAACCTTGACGGCAACTATATCAGCATGCTGCAGCTTAGCATCAACGAATTGCGCGAAACCAGCGGCAACACAGAAACCGCAACAGGCACGACAAGCAGCGGAGTAACGGCTGCAAGCGCAATAGCAGCATTGCAGGAAGCCAGCGGCAAAGGCAGCAGAGACAGCACCAAGGCAAGCTACAGGGCATACAGCGAATTAAACTATCTTGTCATAGAGCTGATAAGGCAGTTTTACGATGCGCCGCGCCAGTTCCGCATTCTGGGCGACGGCGGCGAGGAATTGTTCTTAAGCTATTCCAACGAGCACATAAAGCCGCAGACACAGATGTTTGCCGGATACGATATCGGGCAGCGTGTGCCGGAGTTTGATATCAATGTCGTTCCGCAGAAGCGCACGGCATACACCAAGATGTCAAATAATGAATTGGCTTTGCAGTTTTATAACCTTGGCTTTTTCAATCCGCAGCAGACAGACCAGGCGCTTGCATGCCTTACGATGATGGATTTTGACAGCATCGACGATGTCCGCAAAACCATCAAGCAAAACGGCACCCTGTTTGACCGATTTAACACGGTGCTGCAAGTCGCGGCACTGCTTGCGGCCAAATGCGGTGATGCGCAGTCGCTTGCGCAGATACAGGCTATAGCACAGCAGGCCAACGTGCAGATCAGCACACCGCAGGCGAATATACAGCTTGCAGAAGACCCGGCAAAGCGCGAACATGCGCAGGTGTCTAACGCCCGGGCAAAGACGCGCGAGGCGGCAATGCCCGATGGAGGACATGCAACGACATGATAAATGTATGCGTAAACAGCACCGGCAGCACGTTTGAATTAAAAATCGAAGGGCATGCGCAGTCTGCGCCCAAAGGCGAGGATTTGATATGCGCGGCTGCGACAATCCTTGTGCGCACGGCAGCGGCTATTTTGCAGGAAAGTTCCAAAGATATCACGGAAATTGATATATCCGACGGCAAAGCGCGAATAAAGCTGACTGAATATGACCCTGTGGCGGTCGTTGAAATGTCGGTAATAGTCAAGGGCTTTGTGTTGCTGATGCAGGAATACCCGGAATACATAAAAATTTTCACAGAAACTAAAAAAAGTGCGCAAGGTGGGGCTGAAAGCAAAGCATAAGTAAATGCTATGCTGAAAACGTGGGTTGCATGAGACAGCAAGTTCACCTCCTTTAAGATGTCGCCCTGGCAGGCGGCGGCTGTAATAGTCTGCTACATCTCCTTTCTTACGGGCGGAGTCCCCCCTTCTCCGCCCCTTTTGTATATCGCCTTAGTTTAACGGTAAAACGCTCGGATAGATAGAGATGCAGGTTCGAGCCCTGCAGGCGGTACGACGGGCTCGCCCACCTACGGGCAAATAAATAGGAGGCATGTAAATGCACAACAAATTCAGTTGGTTGCAGCTATTCGCGGACGGTACCGGCGATGGCGGTGCAGCCACTTCGGGCGAAACATCTGCCGCCGCCGGGCAGAACACGGGCGTTAATGTGTCTGTTGCCGCCGAACAGACAGCACCGAAAACCACGGCTGACAGGCTCGCAGAGCTTGGAGTGCCTAAGGAAAAACTCGGACGGGCGAAATATGGCAAGGCTGTTAATCAGCCTAAAGCCGATGCGCAGGCCGCCGCTGCGCCAAAGGAAGCCATAGAGGCAGCAGAGACTAAAGATACAGCAAAGCGGCTTACATGGGATGAAATCATGGCAGACCCCGACTATAACCGGGAGATGCAGAAAGTAGTCTCGTCGGCAAAGACAAAGTACAAGGCGGACGCCGAGGGGCTTGAGAAGCTTGCTCCGGCGCTGCAGCTGCTATCCAAAAAGTACGGCGTAGACTCGGGAGATTATGACGCAATCGCAAAAGCGGTCGCGGATGATGACGAGTATTACGAAGACCGTGCGATGGAATTGGGTGTATCGACCGAGGTAGCAAAGCAGCTCGAGCGCTCCGAGGCTGTGGCAAGAGCAGCAGAAGCGCAGAAACAGCAGTTTATCAACGAGCAGAAGCTTATGGAGCATCTGAGCAAGATGAACGCGCAGGCCGTTGAGCTTCAGAAGAAATACCCCAACTTTGATTTGCGGAAAGAGCTGGACAACCCTACATTCCGACGCTTGACCGCGCCCGACCTGATGTTTTCCCTCGAAGATGCATATGAGCTTGTGCATCGTGATGAAATAAAGGAAAGCATACGGCAGGCAGCGCTGAAAGCATCGGTGCAGCAGGTGTCAAATGCTGTGCAGTCGAATAGATCGCGCCCGAGTGAGGGCGGCGTTCCCAAGTCCTCTAACGCTTCCATTCAGACGTTTGATTACAGAAACGCCACGAGGGAACAGAGAGAGGCGTTGAAAGCCCGGATTAGATCGGGTGAAAAGATATATCCCGGGCAGTTTTAAGCCTTGAGCGTTTCCGCGTGGCCTATGACCATGAAAGGAAACGATATGATCAATTTTAATTGGATTCAGATTTTTGCAGATGCAGGCACCGTTGTTAACACCCTTGTAAGCAACGGCACCTCCAACTACACCAACGCATACACCGGCGAGGCCGTCGCGGCCAGCCCTGCCACTAACACGATGGCACCCGAACTTAAGACGTTCTATGACACTGAGCTGCTCGAAAATGCCAGAGTTGAGATGTTCTATGCGCAGTTTGGCCGCAAGCAGAGACTGCCCAAGAACGGCGGCACCACTGTTGAATGGCGTAAGTTTAACACCTTTGCAAAGGCGACTGAGCTTAAGGAAGGCGTTATCCCCACCGGTCAGCAGTTTGGTGCAACCAAGCTGACGGCATCTATCACGCAGTACGGCACTTACACCTCTATCACCGATAAGCTCGAGATGCGCGCATATGACGATGTCATTCTTGCAGCGACCGAGGAAATGGGCGCATCCGCTGCGGCTACTCAGGAAACCCTTATCCGTGATGCGCTGCTTGTCGGCACTAACGTAATGTACTGCGATAACGTCACCGAGGACGGCACTAAAGTTTCTACTCCTACTTCCCCGGCAACCATGGGCGCAGGCGGCACTACTTCCAGCGGAGGCAGCTCGACTCCTGACGGCTGGGCACTACTTACCCCCACCATGGTAAACAAGGCCGTTACCAAGCTCAAGAAAGACCGTGTGCCCAAGATAAACGGCAAATACTATGCTGTTATCCATCCCTCTGTTGCGTATGACCTGCGCCAGAGCAAGGAATGGATTGAAGTGCATAAGTATGCAGCTACCTCCGAGATCTTCAACGGTGAGATCGGCGAGCTGCACGGCTGCCGCTTCATTGAGGATACCTATGCACCTATTCTCGGCGCGAGCTACAAGTATTCCGGCAGCACCACCTACAAGAATAAGTCCGACGGCGTTACTTATGCGACTTACTTCTTCGGCAAGGACGGCTTTGGCATTATTGACCCCGAGGGCGGCGGCCTTGAGATGATCGCTCATGACAAGGACGAAATCGGCGGTCCTCTTAACCAGTTCAGCACCATCGGTTACAAGTTTGAGACCAACGGCGCAACTATCCTTTACCCTGAGCGCGTACTCCGCGTGATGTCCGTCAGCTCGTATTCCGCGACTGACGAGGAAAACAAGTAATTATCCCGGGAGGGGCGGAACACTCTGCCCCTCCGCCTGAGAGGAGCGAAATATGGCTAAAAAAACAGAAGATGAAAGAGTTGAAATGTTTATACCGAGAGGCGACAGAAACAGTGACCCCGATCTGTTTGTATCGATAAACGGAAAAAACTATCTGCTGCCCAAAGGCAAAACAAGCCTTGTCCCGAAAGAAGTCGCGGACGAGATCGAGCGCTCCAACTACGCTCAGCGCATGCTCGACGAGCACATCGACGAGATGAAGTTTGCCGCGCACTAATTAATATCAAAAATAACAGCCGCCTCATGGCGGCTATTTTAATAGGAGAACAATATGACAATTGCAGAAGCAATAGACATTACCGATAAGCTTACGCCTAACGCATACGATGAAACCGAAAAGGTACGATGGCTGCTGACTATTGACCAGATGGTGTATACAGACTTGATAGCCACGCACGAGGGCGCGGAGAGGTTTGAAAAGCCTGAGTATGCAGCAGAGGACATAGCAACTGACTTGCTGGTTCCTGAGCCGTATGCAGAGGATATCTATGTTAATTACCTACAGGCCAAAATAGCGCAGCAGAACGGCGAGGATGCCAAGTACAACAAAGCCGTTCTGTTTTACAACGACGGTTACACGCGATTTGCGCAGGCATATGACGCGGCGCACAGGCCACTGCCGAAACTGACGCATTTCAGATTTTAGGAGGACAGCATGCCGACATATATAACTATACCCGAAAGCAGCACGGTTGAAACAGTCGTTGATACCTTCGGCGGCTATAACCACAACTACAAAATAGGCGACGGAGAGTTTTATGATATGAAAAATCTCACGTCGGACTATTACCCGCTCATGGGCAACAGGGCGGCACGAAGTCTCATTCAGAGCGGCGTGTTTGCGTACATAGGTGGAATGACTGTAGACAGTAATGGAGATTTGTATGTTATCGGGAACAAGTCCGGCGGCCAATATAGCTCAGAGAGACTTTATAAAATATACAAAAGCGATCCGGCAGAAGAGCCGGATTACAGTAATCTCGAAGATATGACGGCTATCACATATGATGATTATGCGGATCTGGGAAAACTCTTATTCTCCGACAAAGTGCAATTACTTTTTTTTAACGATGATTTAGTTATATTCCCAACAGGTATTAAAGTGAAAACAAAGAAAAATGCCGATGGCTATTATTATTCACACCACCTTTCAATGTACAGCCAGGTTGTTATGACTTCTGCCCCATTGCCTTATGTCAAGATAAGCCCGTGCGATTCGGACGGCAAAATTATAACTTCCGGGACAAGTACATATGTGCGTATAACCATTGCTACGAATGGCAATGACATTTATTCATCATATACGTTTCCGGCCGGTGATGCGGTAAGAATATCCACAACTATAAATAACAAAGAAGACACGATCGGCATAGAGGGGACACACATAATAGTTAAGTCGTGGGGTGAAGGAAATAACACTGAGCATGTTATAGCCGGTACGATAAGCGCAACTCAAACCATTGATTCAAGTGGCAGTATGTTTTTTATGAGCAGGGATGTCCCTGATATGGATTTTGTCATACAAGCGCAAAATCGTTTGTGGGGCTGCCACTATAGAAAGTCTGATAGCGCAAACATGAAAGGAATAAATGAGATATATGCTTGCAAGCTGGGTGATGCAACTAACTGGAATGTGTTTCAGGGCATATCCACAGATAGCTATAAAGCATCGTGCGGCACACCGGGCGAGTTTACAGGCGCTGCGAATGTTAACGGATATCCGATATTTTTCAAAGAAAACTGCTTCCACAAGGTCTTTGTATCGTCAACAGGAGCGCATCAGATACAGGATAAAGTGATAGACGGCGTGCAGGACGGTTGCAGTGGCTCAGTCGCAATGGTCGGGAATGTTTGCTATTACAAATCTCGTAACGGCGTTGTGGCATTTGACGGTTCTACAACATATTCTACAGGGGACAACCTTGGAGATGAGCGTTACACAGATGCTGTCGGCGGCAGTGCTAACGGCAAATACTATATCTCAATGAAGAATTCAAGCGGACAGTGGGCGATGTTTGCTTACGACGCTGCAAAGGGATTGTGGCATAAAGAGGGCGAAAGTCACGCAGTGCAATTTTGCTCAGTGAACGGAGATACTTTATACGTAACGCAGGAGAGCACTGATAGCTATGATATACATCTTATAAGCGATTACAACAAAACGAGCGCACAAGAGAGCGTACCGGAGTGGGAAGCTGTCACGGGTCTGCAAGGCTACAGTTATACAGGGCAAAAGTATATCAGCCGTTTCAACTTGCGTATGATGCTGCCGAAAGGCTCATACATGGACATCTATATTGAGTACGATTCAAGCGGAAAGTGGGAGCATCAAGGGCACATCAAGGGAACCGGCACAACTTCTTTCATGATCCCCGTAAGACCGAGACGATGTGACCATTTCAGAATAAAGCTCACCGGCAGCGGGGAGGTTAGACTTTACAGCATGAGCAAATTGTTTGAGGGAGGTACAGACATTCGATGAATATTATTCCACCGCAATCACCTTTATTTAAAGGAACGCAGGAAGAAAACATTGCCGCAATGCAGAGATATCTGCTGGAATTATCGGATAACCTGCCGTATTTGCTTAACGACAGCATTGCGCTTGATGATGTTTTAAGCGCAAGCAGCAAAAATCCTGTTCAGAACAAGGTTATCAAAGCAGCATTAGATGACAAGCTCAATAAGTCTGACGTTGAAGAAAATCTGGACGGAAGCAGCAAAAATCCCGTGCAGAACAAAACCGTTACTGCCCAGCTTCAATCGAAATTTAATAAGTACGGTGGTGAGATAAACGGGGATGTTCGCTTGACAAACGTTAGCAGAATGAACACGGCGGCTAAAAAAATAGCGGTTTTCAGCGACAGCAACATTATAGAATATAGATCTGCCTCAGAGCTGGCGGCTGATCTTGGAATTGGTGACGATCCCAGCAGCAGCATAGCAGACTTAGTATATCCAGTGGGCAGCATCTATATGAGCGTTAACAGCACTGATCCAGCTCAGCTATTTGGCGGCAGTTGGACGCAGATTCAGGATAGGTTCTTGCTTGGAGCCGGTACTTCCTATACTAATGGCAGAATAGGCGGTGCTGCTACATGTCAGCTAACTGCTGCTAATTTGCCAAGCCATACCCACCCCCAATACGTTGCGACAAGCGGCGGCAGCATATCGGCCAACTTGGACTATGCAAGCTATTCAACCAGCGCTAAAACAGCTGCCCAAGGCATTCCGACAGGTGCTACAGGCAGCGGAACGGCATTTAATATTTTACCGCCCTATTTAGTGGTCTATATGTGGAAACGCACAGCATAGCACTTTGCAACTAAAGATTAGATAAAGGAAGGCATAAATATGGCAATTAAAAAAACGACATATGATAGGGATACCGATTATCAGAAAAAAATAAACGATGCTGTTGCCGCTGGCAACTATACGGCAGCAGCAAAATATGAGCAGGCGCGAAACGCGAAAATTCAAGGTGAAGCGCTTAATTATGCCCAGACCAACAATTATTCTTCGTACCTTCCCAAAGAATACAACGGTGTTGAATACGATAGCGGCACGGATTATATGAAGAAGATATATCAGGCATTTGGTAAAGGCGATTATACCGCAGCGTCTCAATACGAGCAGCAGCGCAATGCCAAAATAGACGGTGATGGGCTTCCAAACGCTAAGACCAATTACACCTATACTCCGCAGTATGATACACAGATAAATGAGCTTTTCAACAAACTCCTCAACAGAGAAAGCTTCAGCTACGACACCGAGACAGACCCTTTGTATAAGCTGTACAGGGAACAGTACATTAATCAGGGCAGACTTGCCATGCAGGACACAATGGGTCAGGCGGCAGCTCTTACGGGCGGCTACGGTTCAAGCTACAGTCAGGCAGTCGGTCAGCAACAGTATGACGCGTATTTGCAGAAGCTAAACGGCGTTGTGCCGGAGCTTTACCAGCTGGCATATTCGCGGTATCAGGATGAGGGCGACGAGCTTAAAGATCAGTATAACATGTACATGGCAAAGGATGCACAGGACTATGATAGAGCACAGATAAATTATGCACAGCTACAGTCTCAAATGAATTCGGCGGCAGATCAGGTCAAAGCAATACTTGAGGTCGGTGGCTCGCCTTCTGCCGATCTCGTTTTGCGTTCCGGATTGAGCGATGAGTATGTGCAGACACTTAAAAACTATTACGCACAGCTTGCGGCTCAGGCGGCGGCGCAGAGTGCAAGCGGCAGGAGCGGCGGCTCAGGCGGCGGGGGAAATAGGTATCCGAGTGGCAAAGACTTCAAGGTAAACAAAGATGGAAGTATTTCAGTAAAAAAAGTTCGTCAGCTTAATTTTGACCCTGACGAGGGCATTTTCACATGGAACGGCAACAAATATAACAGTCTTAATTCGCTTGTCGATGCATGGAATAAAAACTCGAGTTTAACCGATGATGATATAAATGTTCTCAAACGAAAGCTTAAATCTCAGGCAAATATCAGCTTGTAAGTTCAGCGAGGTTAAAGATGGCGAAGAAAATAAATCTTACAAAAGAGCAGATAGAGGCAGCTGCAAAAGCAGGGCGCGAAAAGACCGAAAAAGCCTATGCCCAGAAAGCACAAGCAATCGCCAAGGGTTACGGCACAAACAGTGCTAAATCCAAAGTTGGTAAGAATAGAGGACAATTGCCCGGAGTGAGCGAAGTTCTTGCTCGTAACAACCCTGCTTTCGCTGCTTTGCAGCAAGCCGGGAGCGCTAAAAAGCTCACAAAGGGCAGCGACGCTATATCTTACGGCAAAAAAAGCAGCGAGCGCAAGCCGGGGCAGATAAGCGCTTTGGGCGCAGGAGATTACGGCGCGTCAAAAACAACGAGATTTGACGCTACGGCGAACGCTGCAATATACAGCACGGCAGGCGCGTTTTCAAACCTTTTCGGTCTGCTGAAAGAAAAGGACGCGCAGACAAAAGCGCGAGATGCAGCGGACAGCGCAAGGCTTAAAGCCGGATATGACGCAATGCTCAACGGCGAGGACATAAACACGCGCGAGGGCGGTCTCAAGAAGCAGCATGAGGACAGCCAAAAGGCCTTTGAGCGCGGTTATGCAGCGCTTGCAGGAGCAGGGCAAAAGAATTTTGACACCGCCGATGAGCTTGCCGCACGCTCGAATGAGTATCAGCAGATAGCAAAAGAGGGCTTAGGCAAGTTCGGGCAGGGCGTTGTTGACTTCGGCATTGCAGGCTTGCAGTTTGCCGGTGACGCGGCTATGAACGCCATTCTCCCCGGCTCTGGTCTTGCAGCAATGGGAATGAGAGCGGCCGGAAGCGGAGCGCAGGAGGCAAGAAACAACGGCCTTGATATCAATGACCAGTTTACCACTGGCCTCAAGAGCGCGGCAATTGAAGTGCTTACCGAAAAGCTTTTCGGCGCTGCTTCCAAAGTCGCATACGGCAAGGGCATTATCAAAAACGAGAGCCTTGTTAACGGTCTTGTAAACCGACTGGCAAAGACGGACAAAGGCCGCACGGCGCTCAAGGTCATTGTCGGCGCGAACGAAGAAGGCTTAGAGGAAGTCCTCTCGGATATCCTGAACCCTGTTGCAGACCGTGTGCTCAAGCTGGATGACGGCAAGGGCGATTGGTCTGACCTGGGCGAGGACATGGACGCAGAGCAGATGCTCGAGGACTACATCATCGGCAGCACTCTCGGCCTTTTCGGTGCAGGAACGAACGTTATAAGCGGTCAGTATCGCGCCGAGAACGCGCAGCAGAGAGCGTATGAAAATTATCAGCGCGAGCTTGTAAACGCCGGGCTTGCATCCGAACAGGGTTCTCAGGCACAGTTGACCGCCGCAGAATATCAGAACATCCTTGACAACAGCGCAAAGAGAGGCAACAGAAACCTGAGCGACAAGGAAACAGCCAACCTTGAACAGCTTATAACGGCTGAGAGAGACACACCGGCAGTGCGCAATGCTCTTGAGCGCAGCGGTACGCTTGTTGACGATAACACCGCGACGGTCATTGCCAAGGCTGCAAGCGGTCAAAAACTGACGAGAGCGGAGCAGAGCATTATAGACAGCAGCCCGGTAATGCAGCAGGCTGTGAATACCATGACCGGGAGCGGCGCTGTTGCTAACATCCGCACAATGGCGGCAAAGAACAGCGTTGTTAACAGCATGGCAGAGCGCTATACGGTCTCCCCGGAGGTTATAAGCAGAACATACGATCTCGCCCCCGTCGAGTCTCCCGAGGCGTTTGAAATGGCGTTTGATGCTGTGTATCAGATGGGGCAGCAGGGCGCGAACAAAGAGTCGCTCACCAAAGTGCCCGTTCTGAACCGCGCACAGGCGGAGATAGCCTATAACATGGGTGCATCTACAACTCAGGCGGCGGTTGACAATGCGGCGGCGCAGGGTGATAATGTAAGCACACAGGTAAACAACCAGATAAACACACAGGAGGTAAACAATAATGGAGTACGTCTACGCGACAGCGGCCAACGGCTTAACGGTCAGAATACCGAAGGACAAATACCCTCAGTGGAAAGAGGCACAGTCGAAGCTTACGCCGGAACAGATAGCGGCAGACAAAGCGGTTATAGCGCAGCTCAAGGCAAAACTGAGCAAAAAGTAGTCTATAACGGCGTAGAGCAGGAAAACGTCTACTACTCCGGCGAGGACACCGAGAGCATGAAAAAAGGCCGTGAGCTTGCAAAAAGCTACGGCTATAACGTCACATATTTCGAGGGCGGCAATATCAAGGACAGTGGCGGCGAGTTCAGGGGCATGGTCGATACCGAGAGCAAGACCGTTATGGTGCGCTCAGACCATCCCGACATATCCGCAGAGCAGATAATGCGCCATGAGATGGGGCATGCGGCGATAGCGCAGGGCGATATAAGCCTTGACGAACTGCGCAGTGCCATGCTTTCAGACCTCTCTGAGAAAGAGCTTAGCAGCGCAGTTGAAGTCTACAGGCACGCATACGGCGACACGATAAGCGAGGCTGAGGCGTTTGAGGAAATGTGCTGCGACGCGCTGGGCAAGATAAACATCTTTGCCGGAACGGAGCACGACAGCGCAAACTACGGCAAGGTGCAGGAGAGTTTCCGCAAGCACACCGCCGAGACCGCGAACAAAGGCAGAGCGCCGCCGAAAAGCGGGGTTATGTTCTCGCGGCAAGCAGAAGATAAGTATTTTGCCAGACAGATAGACCAGTGGGACGGCAAAGACCATGGCGGTGCATTCAGAGTCGGCGGAGTTTCTGAACCGCTGTTGAAAGTAGGAATACCAAATACAGATATTTGGTTCGACCAAAGCAAGGCGGCAAAACAGCTTCTTGAAAAAGGCGAAATCACGAAATCTGTTATTAAACAAATACCTGAGATTTTGCAGCACCCTATTGCAATATCAGAATCATATGACAATACAGTTATGGTTTTTGGTCAGGTATTTGATGCGAATGGTAACCCTATAGTAGTTGCATTGCGCGTTAATTCTACAAAGAGGCGTAACAGCATTACGCTTGTTAACAAAATAAGAAGTGTGGGCTCACGCTCTCACAATTTAGATAAACTTTTAAACGACAGCAATATCCTTTACCTCGGAGAGAATAAAAAAGAAACCAAAGCATGGTTCAATGCCTTAGGGCGCTCTACGCCGTTCGGGGGAACCAAGTTTGGTCTCATCCGTAGTGTATCATTTGCTGATGCCGCTGTCAAGAAATTTTCCATGGAAGCGCCGATAGAGCAGAAGAAAAATCTTATCGCGCTGCACAATCTTGACGAGACAAAGCTTCTGAAAACGCTCAAACTCGGCGGTTTTCCGATGCCGAGTATCGCAATAACAAAAAGCGATATACCGCACACGAATTTCGGCAATATCACCGTCGTTTTCGGCAAGGAAACAGTTGACCCGAAGTTTGACAGGCGCAACACCGTTTACTCAGCAGATGCATGGACTCCGCTTTTCCCGCGCATGGAATACGAGGCAAACGAAAAGGCGGCTCAGAGAATACGACGCAAATATTACGAGCTTGAGAAAAAACATGGTCATGATTTTGTGAGTCCGTTATATGAGTCTGCCAATTACCTTGATGACACACTCACGAAATACGGCGGCGTGGAGGGGCTAATAGATAAATTTGCCGATGACACGCGGATGATGCAGATATACCTTGCTGACACCGGCAGAACGCCTGTTGAATCGGTGAAAACCGAAACGATAACGCGGCTTACGGATAATCAGATCGAGGTATATGATGCGCTGATAAACACGCTCGGCGCGGATGTTCTCAACGACATGGCTGCAAAACATAATGAAGCTCCATTCGCTGCGCGAAAGGCATGGTTTGCAAAGCACGGAGATGCGCTTAAAGCGGCGTTCGAGCAGTATTACACCAAAGACGGAATTGATGCGAAAACGGCAAAATCCGTAGTTGATGCAATGAAACCGGCAGAGCTTATCAAGGAAGCAACCAATGCGCGTAAATATCTCAAGGATGGTGCTGAGACCCGAAAAACCGAAGTCGATATTGACGCGACAAACATTGCTATAAGAAAAGCCGTTGACAGCGGCGAATATATTAAGTGGCTCAATGACCTGTACGGCGACGCAGTAAAGGACAGCGGTTTTTATAACAACAAAGATTATTACACTTCAAGCGGAAATAGACGAAGCTTCAAGGCTACGCATTATCCGAATACACTTGACGGCATAGTAAAGGCAATGGCTTCGCAGGGCGACGGAAACTCACGAAACGTTATGGGCTTCCACGGCGTTAAAAGTCTGCATGCAGGTACTGCCGAGCGCTTCAAGAGCGTCGAAGATATGCACAAGCTTGAAGGACGCCTGAAGCACCTGACAGCGGAGGAAGCAAGCCAAATATCCGATGCGCTTGACAGCAGGCTTTCCGAGCTCATGCACGACATTTATAACCTCGTTCCCCACAGCGGCTACAGTAACGAGCTTATGGAATTGGACTCTATAGGCGAAGTGTTTATGGAGGCAACGGAGCTTAAATATGTTAGCCCCGCGAACGTGAAAGCGCTTTTCAAGAAGTATAACTATCCGCTTACCGATAAAATGGCGAGCGATATAGTTGCGCTGCTGTTTGACGTTAATAATATGCCGGTCAACATCTTCGAGGCAAAGCCTGAACGCGTGGTCGGCTTCGACGAGATACGCAAGGTCATTATCCCCGACACATCGTCGGATACGCTGCGCAAGGCACTTAAAGAAGCAGGAATAAATGCCGTCGAAGAATACAGAGCCGGAGACGATGCAGCCCGAATGAAGATCGCAAATGACGTGCCGGATGCGCATTTTTCCCGAGAGCCGGAGAGCATTACCGAGCTGCGGCGGCAGAATGAAACCATGCTCGCTCAGGCGACAAACGAGGACGCGGCAAACGAGAACGAGCGCGGCCTTATAAAGGACTATAAACGCCAGTATGACAAGGTTAGCGGCATTGCCGAAAAGCTTAACACGGCACGTCAGGAAGTGCTAACGGCAGAGAACGGCGGAGACAAAAACGCCATAGCGACAGCCCGAAATCGTTTTACCCTGCTTAGCAGAAAGTACGCAGAGGAACACAGAAAACTCAGCGATTATGTCAATATCAAGGCTTTGGACAATGTCCTTACGAGGGTAAAGGATAGAACGGCAGAAAATCCGCTCCCGGAAGGCATGGGCGCGGCTTCGGCAGAGTTCACGGGCGAGGAAACAAGAGGCGAGCGCTGGGTAACTGAGGCTCAGGGCAAGGGCAACAACGCGCTGCATCCGATAAGCCGAGAGCAGGAAGCAAACCTTGCCGAGCAGCAGCACAGAGCGCCGCAGGAGATACCCAAGGAAGATCTGAACGGCAAGCTCACGAGCAAGCATGTTTCCACACTCGCAAACAGCGGCGTTACTCCGGCAGAGTTTTCCGACGCACTGCGCGAGGACGCGGCACAGGGTAAGTTCTCACACATAGCCTATTCCGACGAGGCAGCGCTCAAAAAAGCCGAGATCACGATAGAGGCTAACGGCTGGGAACAGGCGCTTGCCGATTACAAGGCACAGATAAATGCCGGTAAGGTATCGAAGGACAATACCGTTATGGGCATTGCCCTATACAACAATGCCGTCAACAGCGGAGATTATGCAACCGCGCTGGATATTGCCTCACTTATGGTGAAGAACTCAACGAACACGGCGCAGTCTTTGCAGGCGATGCGCATACTCAATAAGCTCTCTCCCGAATGCAAACTGTATCTTGCCGCAAAGTCCGTTGAGACTATAGAGGAAGACCTCAACGAGAAATACAAGGACAACAAAGCGGATATACACGTTGACAAGGTGCTGTATGACGAGTACGGTAAGGCGCTCAGAAGCGGCGACGAGGACGGCATAAAAACCGCGTGGGCGAAAATCGAGCAGAGCGTAGCACAGCAGATAGACGCGACATGGTATGAAAAGCTCAACAATTTCAGATACCTCGCAATGCTGGGCAATCCTCGTACACATGTCAGAAACATCGTGGGCAACGCATTTTTCGTGCCGGTCAGGGCAGCCAAAAACACCATAGCATACGGCCTTGAAAATGTCGCCGACAGCAAAGTGAACGGTGGCATAGAGCGCAGCAAAGCCATGCTCAACCGCAATAACGCAAATGACGTGGCACTTATAAAATATGCAATGACCGATTATGAAGCGGTGCAGGAGACTATACTCTCGGGCGGCAAGTATGTCGATACATTCCAGGGCATAGACAAGAAAAGGACGATTTACAAAACCAAAATCCTTGAGGCGGCACGCAAGGGCAATTCAAACCTGCTTGACGCGGAGGACGCATGGTTTTGTAAACCTGCATACGCCAACGCGCTCGCGAAATGGTACAAGGCAAACGGCATAACCGCCGAACAGCTCAACACCGGCAAGGTACCCGAAAGCACGATAATAAAAGCTCAGACCGTTGCGATAAAGGAAGCCCAGAAAGCGACTTACCGCGACACAAACAGATTTTCGGCAATGGTCAGCAGGCTCGGCAAGGTCGATAACAAGATCGCTTCTGCGCTAATAGAGGGCGTTTTGCCGTTCAAAAAAACACCGGCAAACATACTCGTGAGAGCGGTGGAATACTCGCCCGTAGGGCTTATAAAGTCGCTCGCCGTTGACACAAAGAAAGTCAAGGCGTATGTAAACGGCGATGCAGAAAACGGAATGTCACCGGCACAGTTTATCGACGACGTTTCCGCCGGGCTGACTGGCACTGCGCTTGTTGGCTTGGGTGTTCTTCTGGCATCGTGGGGATTATTCAGCGGCAGTCCCGGAGATGACGATAAACAAAACAAGTTTGACGAGCTGGGCGGAAGTCAAAACTATGCGCTTAACATAGGCGGTCTAAGCATCACGCTTGACTGGCTCGCGCCGGAAAGCATGCCGCTATTCGTGGGCGTTGAACTGTATAATTCGCTCAGCGGCAAAAGCGAGGATAACGGCTTTGTCCAGAACCTTATGAGTTCCGTCATGAGCCTCAGCACGCCGATGTTTGAAATGTCAATGCTTCAAAGCGTCAACGATCTGTTTGATAACCTTGCCTACATAAAGCAAGGACAGGGTTCGTTCAAAATCGCAACGAGCATGGCGACAAACTACATATCACAGTATTTCCCGACGCTGTTCGGGCAGGCCGAAAGAGCGTTTGGAGAAAATCAGCGAGAAACAACGTATATTGACCGCAACAGCAATGTCGGCTCTGAGCTGCAATATATGTGGGGCAAGATCGCCAACAAGATACCGCTTTATGATTTCAGTCAGATACCGTACATTGACGCATGGGGACGTACAGAGGAAACCGGCAACCTGTTTGAGAGGGTGCTCAACAACTTTGTAAATCCGGCATACGTCAAGAAGGAGCGCAGCACCGAGATAGACGGCGAGCTCAAACGGCTTTATGATCTGGGCGAAACCTCCGTATATCCCAGCCGCGCGAAAACAAACACAAAAATCAACGGCGAATATCTGACGGCTGAGGAATATGTGAAGTATGCAACAGTTAAGGGGCGAACCTCTTATGATCTGGCAACGAAGATAATAAACAGCAGCACATATTCTCGCGCATCCGATGCCGAAAAGGCATACATGCTCAGTTATGTATACAAGTACGCAGACCATATCGCTAAGTACGAAGTCAATAACGAAAGCAGCCTTGCGAAATGGGAAGCAGCAGCCTATAAGAGTTCAAACCCGGCGCAGGGGATAATCGACCATGCGCAGGAAAATTATAAGCGCAAAGAGGACAACGAAAGTTAAAAAACATGCGGAGGTGGGGCTTAATAAGCCCTGCCTCCTTTTGTTATGCTGAAATCAAGAAGCAAAAAAGGAGGAAAAGCCTTTTGACAACAATCATGATCGGCAAAGCGCTGGCGACGGTGACGGAAAACGAAACCTTAACCAGCGGCATGATAAATGCAAAGATAAAATTCGAGTTTTCAGCCGATTGGCATTCGGAAATAAGCAGAACCGCGATATTCACGGCAGGCGACGTTACAAAGGTCGTGCTCGATTCGTATTGGGAAAACAACGTCTGCTCCATTCCGCAGGAATGCCTTGAGAAAAGCGACGAGATACTCATGGTCGGCGTGTACGGTGCTGACAACGCCAACACGGTCGCGATACCCACGGTGTGGGCGACGGTCGGCAAGATACGCAAGGGCTATGAGGGCTATGAGGACGTATCGACCGGCACACTGCCCATCTGGGCGCAGGTGCAGTCGGCAGCGGCACAGTCGGCACAGGCGGCAAAGGACGCGCAGACAGCGGCAGAGACCGCACAGGGCAAAGCCGAGGATGCGCAGAATGCCGCAGAGACGGCACAGGCAGCAGCCGAGACCGCACAGGGCAAAGCGGAAACCGCGCAGAGCAAGGCCGAGACTGCCCAAGGCAAAGCGGAGAGCGCACAGACCGCAGCAGAAAGCGCGGCAGCATCGGCTTCCGGCTCGGCATCAGCGGCGGCAGAGTCGGCTGCATCGGCAGCGGCCAGCGAGACTGCAAGCGCACAGAGCGTTCAGACGGCCACAGAAAAGGCCACGGCGGCTCAGACCGCGGCTCAGGCGGCACAGAGCGCAAAGGCAGCCGCAGAGAGCGCGAAAGCAGCGGCGGTCACGGCAGGGGCAAGCGCCGAGAGCGCGAATGCTTCCGCGCAGTCGGCAAAATCCGCCGCAGAGTCGGCAAAAGCAGCGGCACAGACGGCGCAGAGCAAGGCCGAGACTGCAAACACCTCGGCGCAGACCGCGAAAGCAGATGCCGAGGCCGCGAATACTTCCGCACAGAGCGCCAAGACAGACGCAGAGAGCGCCAAGAGCGCGGCGGCGGGGAGCGCACAGAGCGCCGGAGCGAGTGCACAAAGCGCACAGGCGAGCAGCAAGCTGTCCGAGAGCTGGGCAGTCGGCGGCACAGGCACGCGAACCGGCGAGGACACGAACAACGCCAAGTATTGGGCTATGGCCGCACAGGGAGTTGCCGGAGGCGGTGTTTCAAGCTTCAACGGGCGCTCCGGAGCTGTTGCGCCCCAGACGGGCGACTACACCGCCGCAATGGTCGGAGCGGACGCGCAGGGCGCGGCAGAGACCGTACAGGACAATCTGAATACCCACGCGCAAAACACAGCTAAGCACATTACCGCCGCGGAGAGGACGGCATGGAACGGGAAGAGCGGAAAGGCGGACTCCTTTACTGTGACGCTGACGGCGGCAGGGTGGAGCGCAGGCACACAGGCAGTCAGCAACAGCAAGTTCATTGCAAGCGGCTATGCCTATACGGTGTGCCCGGCAGGGGACAGCTTCAAGGACTATGCCGAGGCGATGATCTACGCCGACAATGTGACAACGGCGGGCAGGATGAGCTTTCACTGCGACGTTACGCCGACGAAAAATCTTACGGTCAACATTCTGAGAACGGAGGCAACGGCATGAGCTTAGTGTTCAACATGGTCGGAGGCGGCGGAGGCGGCACACCGCAGCTGTGCGGACAGGTGGAAAATTTCAAGGTAATACCCGGAACTACGGCGCTGACAGCTGTTTTATCATGGACAGCGCCCAGCCCCGACGAGGACAACAGCTTTGTAGGCGCTCGCATCGTGCGCAAGACCGGCTCTGCGCCTACGGGCATCAACGACGGCACGGTCGTCTACGAGGGCACTGCGCTCAGCTACACCGATACCGGTCTGACCGCCGGAACAACGTATTACTATCGCGCCTTTGCCTATAACGCGAAAAAGAAGTATCAGACAGCGCGGCGCGTGGTGAGCCTGACAGCGACATCGAGCACGTTTAGCCCAGTTTTAAACGACAATACATGGGCTCAAATTCGCGCAGCAAGCGATGCTGGGCTTGCGCCAAGTATCTGGAGTGTTGGGGACACAAAGTCAATCGTCGTGACATCGCTCCAAACATATGGCTCATCTATGACACAATATTTAGACGTGACTTTGGACGCATTCATTTTGGGGTTTAACCATAACGCCGCGCGCGAGGGCTCCAACCGAATACATTTTCATATCGGCAAGCAGAACGGAAAACAAGTGGGTTTGTCAGATTATTACCAAGACTCAATAATTCCGCTTGCAACGATTAAAACGAAACTGCCAGCCGATTTAACGGCCGTTTGGAAAACGACGACGAAGTATTATCAACAAGCTACTGTCTCGTCAACTGGTTATCAGACTCCGACATTTTCAGTTCAGCAGGACTCCGATACGCTGCATTTAATGGGTACAGTAGAGTGCTTCGGCGAGCAGTCGGTTCTGTTTTCTTCGATGGGCAGTTATCAGCGGCAATACGATTATTATCGCGCCGGCAATTCGCTTGTTCACTGGGCAACTGACAATCAGCCGACAGCCGACGACAGCTTTAAAGATGGAACCGGCCAGAGACGCACTTATCTCCGAGATGCGTACGGCCAATCGAATAGGAAGCAAACCTGTTATGGCATTGGGTACTCAGGCGAAGAGATTAAAGCCTATGCGACATCAACAAGGATACTCTCCGCCCCTATATTCTATGTCTGAAAAAAAGGAGGCGCAAATGTACAAGATCATATCAACCGAAAACAGCGCAGTCGGCTTGACGGAAAAGCCGACATATATAAAAATCGCCGCAAACGGCAGCTATGTGCTGTGCAGCGAGGCGGAAGCAACAGGCATCGCCCACAACGGAAAGCCCTATCATCTGCTTGACCGAGACGCGATGGATGGGCTTGAAACGGTGTTCTTGCTTGAAGTGGACATGGGCAATGAGCTTGCGGCAACAAATAAAGCCGTTGTTGACAGCACTAAGATGGCAGGGCAGATGGAGGTTGCGGCAAAGGTTTTCATACAGACAACAGCAGACCTTGACGATGCCGTTGCATTGCAGATTCCGGGACTGTTCAAAACGTGGAAAGAAGTGTTGAAAGCCGGAGCGACGCTTGCTGCAAATACAGTCATCAACGATGGCGGCACACTGTATCGCGTTGTGCCTGCCGATGGCGTGACGCCGCAGGAGCACCAGCCGCCCCATGGCGAGGGCATGCTTGCCGTGTATCGCCCTATAGACCAGACGCATGCAGGCACATTGGAAGACCCGATACCGTATATCTCGGGCATGGACACTGTTGCCGAAAAATACTACAGCTACAACGGCAAAACCTATCTGTGCAAGCTGACGATGACACCGTGCGTCTGGGCACCCGATACCGAAGGGCTGTGGCAGTGGGAGGAAGTCAATGGCTGACTACATTTGCTGGAAAAGGGCGAAGTTCAACGCGCTGTGCGGTACGGTTAACATCCCCTACGGCACGGAGATAAGCGAGAGCGACGGCTTTTTGTTTCTCGACGGCAGCCCAATATGCACGACCGCGAGCGATACGGCGCATAAGTTCTTCTGCTACGCCGCCGACGGCAACGGAGAAGAGCGTGGCAAGCTGATAGAGAGCATTACTAAGACGCTTGAGAAGCAGGACGAAGACCATCAGGCACGGTGGGATAAAGTCTGGGCGGATGAGATAAGCCGCAAGTATAAGCGCCGCGACCATGTTGACTACTGGCTGTGGGGCAACGAGCTTTACAGCGCCCCGATTGATGACTTGCGGCATATCGCGGCGATGGTTAGGGAGGAAGTATAATGGACATAACCGCAAAACAGGTGCTTGAGCTGGCCGCAAAATACATAGGCTACAAGGAAAAGGCATCGAATAAAGACCTATACAGCTTCACGGATAACGCCGGGTGCGGCAACTTCACGATGTTTCAGGCCGAGCTTGATAAGGCGAAGTTCTGGAACACGCCGAAGAACGGCTATGAATGGTGCACAAGCTTTGTAGCGTGGTGCTTCTGGCGCATTGCAGGCAGCGAGGCGAAGGATATTCTGTGTCTTACCGGGCCATACGGCGCAAGCTGCGTGAGCTGGGCGAAGTATTACGCCGCACAGGCGAGGCTTTTCACCAAGCCGCAGGTCGGCGATCAGTATTTCCAGAAAGACACGCGCGATGGCCTTCCGTGCCACACAGGCATTGTCGAAAGCGTTAACGGCAGCACGTTTGTGACCATCGAGGGCAACTATCAGAACAGCGTCCAGCGCGTAAAACACAGCCTTAACAGCGGCACGGTCTACGGCTTCGGCAGACCGAAATACACACAGAAAACGGAGGAAGAGGACATGGTGAGATGGGCAAAGCTTGATGATATCCCCGAGGGCTACCGCGCAATGGCGCAGCGTTATGTTGACGCCGGAGCACTGCGCGGCAAGGGCAACGGCGAGATCGACCTGAGCGAGGACATGCTTCGTGTTATGGAGATCATGCGCCGCTACTTTGAGAACATGATGGAGGGCAAATAAATGAACGCACCGGATAAAATCACCGAGATAAAAGGCGCTGCAACTGCGGTTGCGGCAATCATCACCGGCTTGATCGGCTGGGCAGGCTGGGCGGTAATGCTGTTTCTCGCGCTCGTCGTCATTGATTGGACAACCGGCAGCTGCGCCGCGAAGAAGGCCGGCGACTGGAACAGCGCCCGTTCGAGAGAAGGCCGCTGGCACAAGGTCGGCGAGATAGTCGCAGTAGTAGCCGCTTTTATGTGCGATTTAGCATTGAAGATAGGCATGCAGGGGCTCGGCATAACGCTGCCGATAGACTATGAAACGCTGTTCGGGCCCTTAGTCACAATGTGGTACATATTCACGGAAATAGGCTCAATCGCCGAGAATGCGCAGGCATTGGGCGCACCTGTGCCCGACTGGCTGACGAGCGGAATCAAAAAGCTCAAGGATAAGACCGATGATATGGGGAACAAGTGA